TGGGTCTGTCCACTCAAAATAGAAGTCCGCAGAAAAATATCTAATTTCTTTGTCGGCGAGCATTTGCTTCGCGCGCGGAGTTACCTGCACGTCGGCCCAAAGCTCGGAACCGTTCTGCTCGATGTACAAATTACGAACCCAGCCAGCGGCTTCGCGCTCGGATTCGTGGAAATAATCAATCGGTAAGTCCTGGCGGCGGACATTATCCGCGAAATTGCGCACCATATCCGCGAGCGTCTGCTGCGTGATAATCATGCTGCCGTACCAAGGATGTTCCCAGGCACCGGTCCGCAAAACCTGCACTTTTACCATGCTCGGGTCTTTTGCGTCCGCGGCTGCTAGCTGAACTGCGCCCGCGAAGTCTTTGAGGCGCACTAGCCCCTTACCTTCCGGTGATTTAAATCGAATGCGCTGGTTAAGCATTATCCCAACGCACCGGACCGCCCGGAATTAGTCAAGGAAATAATTTATGGCCCCGGCAATCGCAAAGGGTAATCTGTTTTTCCAGCCGCTGGCGTTCTTCGGTCGAATCCGCGACGATTCCGATACCCGTTACCTCTACGCCGTCTTCCTTACCGTTCGGCACCAGGCGGGACTTACATAAGTGGTGCAGCGGCGGGTAATACTGCTCCGCTGCCGGGTCGGTCGCTAGGAAAGTCTGTCCAGCTAAGTTCTGACAGATTTCGCTTACCGGGTCTTCGTTAGTGAACGTGAAACTTTCGATAGTGTCGAGCACTTCCGGCGCGAAAAAGAATTCGTTACGGCTGTTCTGGGTCACGTGCGCAGTCAGGTCGCCCGCTGCCGCTTCGATAGACATACCGCTATTGCTAGCGCCTTCGAGCGTAGGGGTCAGCCGCTCGATTACGTCGTGTTCGATAGCATCGGCGTTATCGGTCGAAGAAGCGCTGCTGCTCCACTGGAACAGCACCATTTTAGCGAGGTCCGCAGCCTGCGTTTCCGCTACCAGGTTAATCTGCGATTCGATCGCGCGTTTCACCAGCGGATTTAGACGGTCGTAGGTCCCGAACTTTACTTCGCGGGCAGCTTTGGGCACTTCTTTGCGTGCCTGGGCAATGGCCTGCGCAGCTACGTCGGCTGCAATATCCCGCAGCTCGCCTACGTAGTCGTTAATCAAGGATTGTTTAGGCGAAATGTCGAGTACTGCCTTCGCCTTTTGGCTATCGGGCAGGCTATCGTATTTCTTACGCACCTGGGCCGTGAAATTAGAGGCAATGCCCTTCAGGTGCTTTTGCATAGTCTCGCGCAGGCGTACCTTGTTCTTATCGAACTGGGCTTTGTAGTCCACAAGATTAATTGCCTTACGCTTTTCCGCTAGGCTTGCCTTGTCTTTTTTTTTATCCGCTCCGGGGGCGGGAGTGCCGCCGTCCTTAGCAGCAGGTGCATCCTTGCTGCTATTATTGTCGCCTTGCGGCGCGTTCGGGTCCAGCGGATTGCTACCGGGAAGCTGCGGCGGGGCTTTTTTGCGGCCAGTAGCCGGGTCGGCTTTAGGTAGCTTGTACTGCTGGCGCAGGAATTCTTCCAGCGGGTCGTCCGGCGTAATGGCCTGGGCGTTCGTCAGCGTAAGGATAATGTCGGCAAGTTCCTTACCGGCTTTGTCGTTAATGCCGGTGCAAGCTAGCTTCGGGTAGCATTTCTGCGGGCCGTAGCTCATTTGACAGAGCGCCGGAATCACGCTGCTATTAATTTGGTTTACAGCAACGTCGGCAAGCGCCTGAATCCCGGACAGGAAGAAGTTAGCGAGCGTGCCCCCGAGCGCGAGCGAACCAGCATTGCCGCCGGTCCCGAGCATAAGGAAGCTAGCGCACACGGACTTCGACATTTGTTCGTCTTCGAAGTTGAGCAGCGTAACCATTTTCTGCGGGTCGAATTGACCCCATACTACTTCGACCTCATAGCCTTCCGGCTTCAGTAGGTATGCAGATTCGTTACCCGCGAAGCTTTCCAGCATGCTTTCGAAGGTTTCTTTTTCGGTCGCCTTCGTTTTGCTGGCGGGCATGGTTCCGATAACAGTTCCGACTGCATTACGTTCGGCACCGATCGCAGCCAGGCGTAGGTAAAGGTCTTTGCGCTTATATGCCCCGTACATAGGACGAAGAACAGATACGCCTTCATAGTTATCGCCTTCTTTTTGGTGCGTAAAGACAAGCGCTACTTGACCGGGGATATTAACCAAGGTCTGTTTAGACGTATCGCCCATGGTCTGCTGCTCGATAGAAATAATTTTCCCGGTCGCGCGGTCAAGGTTCCAGCGGTAGATAGTTTCCTGTTTGCGGAAAGCAAAGCGCGTAAAAAACGTAACCAGCGGCCCCTTGCTGTCTACCGGCTGAGCGTCTTCGCTGCTGGGGTCGGGCTGGGCTTTCGGGTCGATTTTGATGCCGGGGTCCGCAAGCTCTGTTTCTTCCGCGGTGTCTTCGCTCGGGTCCGCCTGGTCGCCTGGCAGCTCAGGCATTTCCACTTCCGCGAGTTCCGGCACGTTCGCCGTTTTCGTCACGGCTTCGAATACAGAAAAGCCTTTCTCTACGAAGGTAAACACTTCCTGTAGAAACTGCTTCCAGCCGCCTTCTAGGCCGTGGAAAAGGTTCCACTCCACCAGCTGCTTTAGCTTTATCTGCTCGGGGGCGGTCTGGTCTTCGATTTGAACGGTCCAGTTCGCGGCGTAGATCGGGTTTTTAATGGCGCTAAGCAGCATCGCTACTGATGCTTCGCGGCGGCGCATGTCTTCATATTCTTTTGCGCCCTTAGTTCCCTGCAGCTCGGGCAGGGTTTCTTCGCGGATAAAGCCGCCGATAATGTCGGTCCCGGAGCTACCTACTTCGGTAGGGTTCGCCTTAAGCCCTAGGCCGAAGCTATCAGATTCAGCTAGCATGCGCTTTTGACGACGCTTCTTCATAACCTTTTTGCGTTTTACCACTGGCGTTTCCCCTTCTTCGCAAAGCTGCGCGGCCTTGCGTGCCCTTCGGTCTTCGGCTTGTAGTCCGTAGTTAATGAACCTACGCCGATTTCGTCGTAACGTCCATAGTTTGCTAACGCCAGGGAATCGGCATGGTCTGGCGACCCGCGCCCCGTGCGCTTTTTGTAATCGTCCTTCGAATCGATGTACTTTTGCCCGTTGGTTTTGAATCGGTACTGAATGCTAGGCAGCTCCGCTTGGTAAACTTCTTCGTCCAGCAGAGCAAAGTCCCCCGCCCGCATATCCTCGCCCAAAAGGTCGAACATGCGCGCCTTGTGGTTCGCATATTTGTCGTGTTCTTTTGTTCCGGCTTCGAAGGTCGCCCCGAATTGCACGCCCCTGATATCTACGTGGGCCGCAATCTTTACGCCTTCGTCGCGCAGCTCTACCAGCATATCTACAATCGGCCCGCCCATGCCGGTTTCGTCTACCACGATAATATCGGGCATTTCTTCGGCGCACTCAGCTACAATTTCGCCTACTACTTCAGTACCACGCTTTTTATTTAGGGCACGCTTCTTATACGCATGCTTTCCACGCATGCGGGTAATTACGGTGCTATCCGTACCAAAGCGGGCCGGGTCTACGCCGATAATTTTGCGGTGAACTTCCGGTACGAAAACGGGCGGCGGACAGCGCTGGGCTTCTTCGACCACGCGCAGGGGAATGATTACGTTTTCCCCTTCTTCCGGGAACTCGCCTAACACCTTCGATAAGAACAGGGCGCTATCCATGCCCCATTCGAGCGCCTTTTCTACGACCCAGCGAAGCGTCAGCAGGTAGCCCTTGACCACTTTATAGCTTTTCATACGCGCCATAAAGGCGTCGTCGTCTAGCGTTCTGCAGTACTCTACTTCGTCAAATAGTTTTTCTTTATCGGTAATGCCGTTCGCTATCAGGTTCGGACTATCAAAGCAGCTTAGCTTAATCTTAAACCAGGCGCGATTAGTGAAGCACTTGTAGAACTCAGACTGCGTGCTGGTAGGGTTTCCGATACAAATAAATTTTACGTTGTGGGAAGTAAGCAGACCTTCAGCCATATTCCAAAGTGCGGACCGCACGCCCGTTGCTTCGTCAAACACGACCATTAGATAGGGCGCATGGAAGCCCTGGAAAGTAGATTGCGTGCCCTGACCTTCGCCGGTATTTGCTTCGTTACTTGGACTGAAACCTAGAGCGAACCACGACCCGTCTTCGGTAAGCTTCCATTCCGTAGTAAGCATGCGCCCGCCTAATGGACGCAACGAGCGCGCATAGGCGCTACGAATCTCGGACCATAGAATCTTTTCTACCTGACGGCCTGTAGGCGCGGTCGTTACGATTTTGCTATACGGGAAAACGGACCCGAACCAGAGCACCACGCGGGCAAGCGTCCAGCTTTTACCTACGTCGTGGCACGCGCTGATAGCTACGCGGTCGTGCTCCACAATCGCGCGCAGAATTCGGTTCTGGTACTCTTCGCACTCAGCCCCTAAACCGTCTTTAAAGAAATACTCAGGATTGTTTTGTAGGTACTGCAGCGCCTTTATCTGGGCTTGCTGTTCCTGCGTTAGCTTTAGCATGGGATTCCTGTAGCGCAGCTGCGTTCGCCATCATTTGAGAAAGAGTAAAAGCCGCGGCGTTTGCAGCATCGCCGGTAAACTCGATTGATTTAAGCTTAGGTCTTAGAAACTCGGTAGCTTTCTCTGCGCATTTCGCGCGTACAGGCGTAGGAATTGTGTAATCGTAAACCGTGCCTTCTTCGCTATGAGCGACGGCGCGCATCTCTTCTTTGTAGCCTAACCCCTTCCAATCCCCAGCGGCAAAGCGAAGTAGTACTTCGAAAGGGTCAATACCCAGCTTCTGCGCCAGGGCTTCCGCTTCCAGGGTGTCTTTATTGCGCGCGCCTCTAGGGCGTCCGCCTGATACAGTTCCATTACGGGCCATTGTATAAGAATGTACCTTACATTTGATTTGGTCAATAGGTCGCGGTTTGATAAAAATACCACATGAGTTCTTGCTTAGACCCTAATAACAATCACGCCCCTGGACAAAACCGCCGAAACTGCCGCGCTTGTAAGCGCATTTATTCGCGGAGAGAAAGAGCTGCACCAGCAGCAAAAATTAGAAACGCCTTACGCTACAAAACCAAAGTTAAAGGCACTTTAATGGAATACGCGAAAAGCGTCGTAATGATCGAGGTTCGGGAAGGAAGACTTCCGAAACCCTCTACCTTGCTTTGTATTGATTGCGGCGAAAAAGCTGCAAACTACGAACACAGAAATTACAAATACCCTTTAGTGATTGAACCTGTCTGCGTTGTTTGTAATCACCGGCGCGGACCTGGGGCGCACGCAAATGAAAAGCGAAATAAATAACGCACCCCCACCGTTTCACAAGGAACAAAGTTAATATTATTAACAATTTTATTATTCATAAAATGCATAGCCATTATTCTAACGCAGCGTTTAATCCTGTAGGCTGTAGGCTAGGATTCCTATTCTCTTCCTAGGATTTTTTACCCCCTATTTTTGCCCTTTAACACCCTGCATTAACCCCTATTTTTCTCTATATTTTTTCCTACGCCAAAAGATAGAAAATAGCCTACATTACCCTACAGCCCACTGGCAAAGCCGCGAAGTTGCAAAGAAAAACACCATTTAACGCACCGTACCGCTACCCTACAGCAGCCTACAGTAGCCTACATTACCCTTCATAAGCGGCGCGTTAATTGACGCACTGCCTATGAAGGCTGCTGTAGGGTAATGTAGGCTGCTGTAGGCTAGAAATCGCCCTGACTTTGGTTGTTCGAACGGCGTAGACGCATAGCAGCGTAATTGACACCATGCTCCGTTCTTCGCTTGCGCGCTGCCACTTTTTCGAGCGCATTAATCCGCTTTACGAACTTCATTTCGGAGTAAGCATAGCGCCCAATATCCGCCTTATATAGCTGATATAGATCATGCGGGCGAAGCGGCTCAGCTGTTTCGCTGTTCAGGAACTCGATATTTTCGCGGACCCATTGCGCCGCGGTACAACTATTTTCTCGAATCTCTTCGAGTTCTAGGCGGCTTTTCTCGCTCGCCGTAAAGCGCCCCTGCTGCTCTAGACGCAGCCAGCCTTCGAGCGCAAAATTGAAAATGCCGGGCAGCTCTGCTTTTAGTTTTTCTTTGAGCTTCTTATCCTGGTCGGATTCCTGCGTTAGATCGCGCTTAAAGGGCACGATAATGGGGCGGCTGAGCATGCCGGGGCTTAGGTCTTTGAGCTGCGGAACTTCATTATAGCTCATAATTAGTTTAGCTCTATTCCTGAACTGGTAGGGGTCGCCGAACTTTTTCTGGGCGTTTACTTCCCCGTCCCCGGTTAAGTTCTTAAACGGTCCGCTATCGCTGAGTTCTTCGGGGCTGGTTTCTTCCGAGAAATTGGCAATTTTGCCGTCGAGCATGGAACTAGCAAACTTATCCTGTACGATTTGCTTAATCGAAAGGGTCGCGTAGTTTTCTTCGCCGATAACCATTTTAAGCACGTCGATAAAAGTAGATTTACCGTTACGTCCGCTACCGGCTAGCCAGAGCGCCTTGTGGTACTTATAATCTCCGCCGCGCACGACGTAGCCCATAAATTCCTGCAGGATTTTTACCAGGTCGATGTCGCCCAGCATGATATCTTTTAGGAACCACTTGAACGTGGGGCAGTCGGCTTCGGGGGCGTAAGCGTAGGGCTGCACGGTGCGAAAGCCGTATTCCGGGGAATGCGGGATAAGCGCCCTGGTGTCAAGGTCCAGGATACCGTTGTTAAAATTGATTTTGTTTTCAGTCGTGCGCAGGAAAAAGCTACGCCGCTCAGGTTCATTAGCTAGCACTTTATCGACGAACTCAGCGCGCATTTTGCTGACGGGGGCGGGTTCGAACTTCATTTCTGCGAAGTGTAAAAGCTCCAGCCTGTTCCGGTCTATGTAATGCGTCTTCATAAACGCATAAACAATTTTCATATCAGTAATTGTTTTGTAGGCGTGGTCGCGTTTGAAAGCTGCTAACAGGTCTGAGTAGTTGGGCACGCGCTTTATGCTGCCGTCGTCCTTCGAAATCAGGTCGTAAAACCCAGTCGCTTCCGTAGGGATTACGTCTTTCCCGAAAATTACGACGGGGCTTTTGATTTTCTGGTAGAGCGGACAGCTCGGGCAGCCGCCCCAGAGTGCGTTAATGTTCGCGCAGGTGCGGGGGCCGCTGGCGTCTACGGCCTGGCTAAATTTTTCGTCCGTTACACCCTGGCTATAACCAGGGTGCCCTTTCGATACGTCGTGGAATAGTTCGCGCCCGTTTTCGAATCTGCCGATAATCGAAGCTGCTGCGTACCATTCCGGTTCAGGCAGCGAAGCTGCGTCGTCGCGCACGTGCTTTAGGAATCAGCATTCTTCCATCGCCGCCGTGCCGGGATTCTTTTTGTATTTGCGAAGTACTTCTAGGGTAATGGCCTGGGTCGCGTCGAGCCTGGGGGCTTCGGAAATTTTGTCAAAATCAAACGACTGAGGAACAAGCTTAGGCTGCAAGGTTTCGGCTTGTCGCTCGATAAGCACGCTGGGGTCGAGCTTGCTGGGCTTCCGGTTTGTAGTTCCCGGTATACGTAAAATCCTAGCTGCGTCGAAGACGGCAGTATCTGCTTTTCCTGGTAGTCGTAGGCGTTCAAGTTCCGAGTTAATTTTAGTGCAGATAGCTTTATATTGCCCGCGCCGTTCATTGAACACCCCTTTATCGTCTACGGGTTCAGCTAGCTTCACCAGGAAGTGCAGGCCGTTCCCTGAGAAAACGATTGCCGTTTTCTCTTTTTTTACTTTCAGGACCTTTAGAACTGGGTCTATATATTCGTCTCTTCGGTCTAGGTCGATACCGTCGAGGTCGAAGGGCAGGATTTCCATGCGCTGGAACTGGCGCTTGCCGTCCCCGCATTGGTTGACCGTGTAGAACAGATTCCAGCGCTCGGATTCTGGCACCTTGTTTCGGTCCAGTACTGCTAGCGGGTCCGTAAAGATTTCGTCGATATTGTCAAAGCGCCAGCGCTGTTCAAAGAATGCGTCGTACTTCTTTTGCTTCCTTGTCTTTTCGTCGAAGAATGAGCGGACGCCCAGGATTTGATAGCCAGCCAAAAGAAAACCCCCCGTTTGCGCAAAGACCAGGGCAGTGCTAGCTTTAAATAATGCCGCACCAAATGGAAACCCCCGAACCGCACCTAACAGCGCGTGAGCGCGTCGCCATGCTAGCGGTATGGGACGGGTTCGAGCCTAGAGAGATGCTTTGCCACTATCTGCACCATCTCTACTTGCATATGCCCGAACACCTGGTAATTCCCGGCTTTGAACTATTGCAGCGTAATAAGCTAACCGGCAAAAAGCTAGCTGATTTTATTTTTGGGGAATTGCAGGGGGACGCCGTTGCGTTACAAGCCTGGCTGATTCGCCAGCTGTTCAAAGATAAATCCCTACGCCTGATAGCAGGTAAGACGTTCAGGGGGCTAAATGCCTAACCGCGAAGAAAACGAAATTGTAGTGCGTGGGCCGGTATTCGTGCCGCTATCCGCCGTAGTCGCGGGCGGATTCGTCCTGGTCAGTTTGATTACGGCCTTTGCTTTTATCAAGTTCCAGCTATCAGCGCAAGCGGCGGATATAAGCGACCTTAAAGGGAAAACAAAGGACGGCCTGGTAGAGCGTCAGCAGCTGCAATCCGACGTGCGCGTTATAAAGACGATTCTTACGCTGAAGTTCCCCGACGCCGCGGCGGCTGCGAAAAATGAGGGTCCATAAATGGTAACGGTGCTGTTCTTATTCCTGGCGTGCATAATTCCATACATTTTGGTTAAGCTAAACGAACACCGGAAAAGGGCCGTAAACGAAGAAGAACGGCGCTATATCCTAGAGCACCGCCTGCCCGCTAACAGCATAGTAGATTTCCCGCCGGACCCTAATTCCCAGGTGAATTACTGGCTGCAGGTCTATGCAGAAATGCAGCGCGACCTCGGAGATATCTGGGTATTGACTGGCAGCGTGAATCTGCCCTTTACGCAGGAAGAATA